ACTTGCGATAGCTTCAAAATTTGCCTTCGCCACTTCATATTGCTCTACTAACTGACTGAAACCTTCAAAACTCACACTGACATTCTTTCCAGCTTCAATAATCATTTTTTTGTTTTCTGCTATTTTATCTAAGTCCATTTCTTTTCTCCTATTATTCATTTGTCTACGCAATCTCAAAATACTTGACTAAGCCACCCTTGATGTATTGAGTACCGAAATCAGTTCTCACAAACCAACGCCATGCCCAATCACGACCGCTGTGTTCTACTTTAATAGTTGCATCTACGAAATACCCTAATATCAAGAATTTCGCAAGTCCAATGATAAAGACATCGTCAGGCATAATTCGTTCTTTGATTTGTAAACCGTTAAAATAAAGTTTACCGTCTTGCATTAAGAATTTATCCCCAAGTGCCGTAGGTCTTTGTCTGTATTCGCTTTGTATTGCCAAGTATGTTTTTGGACTACAATAAATCAAGAACTTGCCTCTATCGCTCAGTGCGTCATTTGTATAGCTCTGTAATGCTCTGTCAAATATATCTTCATATTTGTCCCCCGCAGTGCGATTAATTACGATATGTTCATCTGTAGCGGTCATTCTTGTGATAAAACCATCAATGCCTTTTATGGTAGGATCAGTTGAGCTTCTTTGCCCCATAAAGAGTAATTTTATCAAAGCTTTTTGGATTTTTTCTCTCAACTTTTGAACTACATAAGCACCAAATTTTTCCTCACCGTATTTATCACGATACATCTCTACTGTAGTGTGCTTGAGCTGTAAAATGCCATTCAATTCATCTGTACGGCATTTTATGTCAAAATCCTCAACTATTTGGTCTGCGACCGCACCGTCTGAGATGTTCTGAAGCACAATGTCCTCTATAAAACCTTTGTCTATAGACTTGAATTTATCCAAAGCAGCTACCGTAATATCAGTAAACACATCGCTTGGTATAAAATCAACAACTACATCGATAAACTGCTCGCCAAGATTATCAGACAAAACATTCATTTTCGAACCGCTATCAACACCACCAATGGCTTTGTATAGCTCTGAATACTCCGCTTTGACTAATACCTTTTCACCACTTATCGTGATTTCTTTATCAGTCTCTGCAGGTTCTTCGTGTTTAATTTGCGTGTTTATTGCTTTTGATACTAACGTCATCACACCGCTTAGATCTTTTCTAAGCTCTACCATGTGCTTGTTTATTGTCGCATTATCTGACATATTTTCAAGCTCTTTGTACTGCTTTTCAAGTTTCTCAATAACAGGTTTTGCGATTGGATCATTCAAATCTTTTAAAGTCTCAATCACTTTCAAAGCATCATCTTTTTCTTTTTCTAAAACCGCACTGTTATCGTCATGTGCCCTGCCGTACAAACTCACACCGTTAAACTTGCCTTCTTTGACCTTTTTCCATAACTCAGATTTAAGGTCATTAAACTTAATAACCACAACCCAAGAACCGATAGGCGTATTTGGAAAATGCTCTTTGTCTGCTGTTTTGAGAATATAACTCTCGACTACAACACAATCGGGTACAGCCTGCATGTCATGATTGACATCGTTTCTGAGCTTCATGCCACCCTGAGCAAACCTGTCACACGCTTTTTGGATTTCCTCTTTGTTCGTAAAATCCCCTTGCGTATCCTTTGCATCAGGAACAATAACCGTTACATACGCTCTGCCTTCATCATCCGACTTAACCATATTTGATGAACCTGTCTGATGATAGGTAACACCCTCACATTTGATGATAGTACCCATGCGATTGGCTGGTTTCATATCATCATAAAGCAAAGAAATAAGGTCTACTTCAATATCCGTAAGCAGTCCCTTCTTCAGCTCTTTTGTTTTCTTAAAAAATCCCATATTTTTAATCTCCATCCTTTCATAATTTTTATTATCATGGAGCCAGTTTTTCATAACCGCTTTTTTCGTCAAACACAGGACTACACAATACGACACGATTTGCACAGTATTTTCACTCATTTTGTAGCATGATTGTGCGTGTTCTACATCGCCAATGAAACGGCGGAAATGGCGTATGGTGTCCGTTTATGCCGATAGGTTCACCCGTAGTCTCATCATAAACTACATCTTTTTCGCTCGCAAACGGAGCCAATTCTTTCAGTCTCTTTTTCGCTGTTTCATAGTTATTCATTTCGCTTACATCAAACATCGCATTCATACACTTTATCGCAGGCTCTAACGGGAAAACTTGACCATCCAAAGCTAAACAAATATCAGATGTCCGCTCGTCTATCACAGCTACGATTTGATAATATTTCGCACCTAATTTCTGGTAATTTGTCAATCTGCCAAACTCTCGTACCCGGAGCGATGTGTGCTCTGCTAAGCCTTCAAAATATGAATAGCTTGCCTTGATCACATCCTTAAAGCATGTCTGTAGCTCGTCTGCCAGCTCCAATCTTGACCATTTGTTCTCTATTGATTTTGTAAGTATATCTTGCAATTTCTCAGACACTGTACCATCATAGTGATGCTTCAGCCAAAATATCTGTTGTTTTTTGATAAGCTCAATGTTTCGCATGTCTGTGGGTGTAAATCTAAGATCCTTATTACCACTAAACTGCGGTTCTTGGACTGCTACTTTGTAGCTCAATTCACAAAAAGATTTGACCTTTTGGTCAAGTGCGTTTGCGAAGTCTTCACCCAACTTCTGTCTGAGGTTATACTCTAAATCCTTCAAATACGTCTCATCTGCACGTTGATTATCATTTAATGCCACCAATTCCTTTATCGCAAACTTAGCAGCGTCTTTGACACTGTCCGTCCACGCATTGACAAGCACCATGTAGTATTGGTGCATCAATCTGTCAAAATACCGTTCCAACCTGCTCATGATATTACCCTGAAGCTGTTTATTACTTCATTTTCAATATTTTTGATTTGTGCGTCCATCCAAGATGCTAAATCTTTTTTTACCTCATTAAACAGAGGTCGCTCTTTTATACCTTCATGAAATATCTTGTACTGAAGGGCAAAGGCTATCCGTCTGGCGTCTTTATCCAATATTGACGGTCGTTTGCGTTTTATCCATGATTCAAGAGGTGCTATCGGTGGCTTTTTTGAACCATACCAACTACCGCCAAAAATATATTTACTATGTTCAGCCTTTGCACTTATCACGATGTTTACATTTTCACCATCGAAATAAACCTTTTCAGTGAGACCATCTATAAACTTACCAGTATCATAAATCGGATACGGTTTATAATTCATTGCTTTGTCTGCAATCCTTTGTTTAAGCTCTTTTGCAAGCTCTTTACATTTTGGTATAACCATCTCTAAAATATCAACTATCGTTTCATCCCATAAATCATTTCGCATAATTTAACCTCCGAACCCTAAACCCTTTCCGCTGTCCATATCCCCCAAACCTTTCCATACACCCAGCCAGTGCATCGCAAGCGTCTATATACCCCTGCGGATAGCTCGTAAACTGACCAATCACTGTCGGCATATCCTGTCCTTCTGGGAAGACTATTTTACCTGATTCTATCACAGGCTCTAACCCTTCAATACGTAGGTTTTTATTCTCTCTATTGATGACTTTTTGAAAATGATGCGAGATTGTACCCTGTAAAATCCTTGATGTAGTTACAGGGCTTGCCCCTGATAAAATCCAATTATCAAAATCTGTCATTATTCTCGATTGATTAAAATTCGCCTCATAAGAAAACCGTACCCGTGCACCAAAGCGACTACGCAACTCATGAAAGACATCATGCAAATACTCAAACATCTTGCTGTTTTCACACTGACGACACCATGCTTTGATCACAAAGTACTTGTAGCCGTTGTACCCAACCGCAAATATAGATTTATAACAACCCTTTTGTCCCCATGCAGGATCAATATAAAGCCATATTTCCTTAAAATCTTTGTCAGGTGGCATCGTACCACTACTAAACCAATTTGCTTTGAAAATAACCCCATCTATGAGCGATTTGCCCAGCATTTCTCGTTGATAGCCAACCATACCGTAATCTTCTCTGAGAGCTGGCAGGCTTTCTGTCGGGTATTGTGCTTCCCATAAACTCTTGCCATTTCGCTCAAGCGATATCTGTATCAAACGTTTTTCCTTGCCATGCAGGCACAACACATCATCGTTTACGTTGTCTTTATTCTCTTTGATTTCATTGATTATTTGAGCCTTGAATTGGCATATAGCGAAGTTTGGGTGCGTCAGATTGCCAAGCCATAACACCTTGCCATAGCCAGCCTGTAGCGATCCTCTTATTTCACCAGCAATCCTATCTTTTTTCCGCTTGCCTACGGTCATATTGCCTACGTTTGTTTCATCGTCTATGTCGTCTAAAACAATCAAGCCCGGTCGTTTGGCATTTCTTGTATTCATCGTACCACGTATCTTTTGATTTATACTGACCGCTCTGATTTTGGTATCATTTTGCAGAAAAAAGACATTCTCGTCTGTGTCTTTTATCTTCAAAAAAGGAAAGTCCTTGAGCAACCTTCTATTATTCTCAAACTCATGCTTGATAAAATCCGCTTTTTCATTCGCCTCTGTCTCCGTAGCACCACCATAAATCACGTACTTTTCACCTCTGATAATCTTCCAAATAGGATAAATAAACCCAAATATCGCACTCTTACCCAAACCGCGAAACCCGGTAATGCCCGTAACCCCGCTCGACTTTTCCACAATATTAAACATGTATCGGTGAATATTACAAAACTCCAAATCTACCACATGCGGAAAATATGTCTTGGCAAAGAAATCGAATGAACTCCAGCTTCGCTGAGGTTCGTGGTTTGAGGTTTGAGGTTCATTTGGTTTATTACCTTGAACCTCAAACCTTGAACCTAATACCTGCCTAATCCGCTTCGCCTGCTTCTCTAAATTGTCATCAACAAAAGGTTGTACAACCTCACAGCGTGAAGCAATTTCTTCTAACCTTTTATAATCATCTTTGTTGAATTTTACCATTTAACAACCTACTTTCAAAGCTCTCTAATATCTCACTGATATTCCCAAAATCAAAGTCTTCAGCCTTCACATTCCAGCCAAACTCCGCATTAAATTCTCTTGCCAAAATATAGGCAACCCTGTGTTGCAACGGCTTGACTACCATGTTATAAAACACCTGCAAATCTGAGTTGTTATCGCCACTGAGCCGACCGGGTGTCTCAATACTAGTCAGTCTATGAGGCACTCTATGAAAAACCAAAATCCCGTCTCTCAAATCCTTTTTCAAAGTCTCAAATTCATTATAGTCCGCTCGCATAGGCTCTATTTTGAGTTTCGCATTTGGATCATCAAGCTCCAGCAAGATACTGCCATGTGAATTGTTATTGCCTTTTGCTAATCTCAGTGATTCCTCAAATATAGCAAATGGATCTATCGTCCTTGTTTCGCCTGTAATCTCGTCTATCTCTGTGTATTTTTTCCCAACACTACCACCTTCTATCACGATGAAATAATCAAGCAATAAGCCATTTTTGAACCGATTGTAGTCATATTGCTTTATCTCTTGCAGTATCTCGCAGTTCAAGATAATGGGCTTACACGCCAATCCCCACGCATTGCTAAGGCTGTTTCGCTGAAGCATGTGGATTATATCCTTTCCATAAAAGAAAGCCTTTTGACCAGCCTTGACCTGTAAATAATTTGGTCTTAAAAAGCCGTATTCATCGTAATTTTCGACAATCTGAACCTCAGAAGGTATCAATCTATTCAAACCAACCCATTGCCCTGTAACACTACGCATTTTCAACAAAAAGCCATTGCCACAAGCGATGTAGTAATGAACAAAATCCGAGAGTATTGACACCACATCCTCATTATTGGGTAACTGTATACCCTCAAAGAACGTCTTTACTTGTGGGTTCTTGCACTCAAACTTCACAAAACAAGATTCCGATATGGCATCCACACAAGCATAATGATACTCGTCTTTGTCCAGTAACCCAATCAATTTATCCATAGACATAGGCGGATTGATGAGCTTGAGGTTCTTCATGTCTTGGCTCTTATGTACCCATTTCAAACCCTTCAAATTGACAGGAGTAGCCTTGTACCCGTCCATCATTTTCTCAAAATGCTTTATACCTTTTCTCAATTCAACAACTCTCATAAATCCTCATCGTATTCACTATTTGGCGATTGGAAATCGCCACTACATTCATAATTCCGATTTCCGACTTCCGCATTCAATGCCACCTTAAACGTTGCTACCCGTATAGGCGAATTCTTTAGCAAACTATCATAAAACTCAACCTTGTCTATCTCTATAAAATACTTCTCTTGTATCTGTGTATCAATCTGCTCGACTATTTCCAAAAGCTCATCATCCGCATTCTCGGAATCCTTGACCACCAAATGAACATCAAACGTATAAGCCTGCTCATGATAACCCGGATTGAGCTTTGTCTCACCTTGACGATTATCAAGCGAAATAATACCCGCAGGCAAATCCTTAGGCACAGGCACCTTGCTAAAATAAACCTCTCGAACACCACACTCAACCAAAATCCCCTTTAAATCCTCTCTTAAATCTCTATACATAATTACCTCTTTTTATTTCACACCAAGCACACAAAGCCTCACACCAAGACCACAAAGAGTGTATTAAAATCTTGGTGCTCTTTGTTAATACGTGGTGTTCTTTGTGTGAAACCATTAATTTCATATCACCGCCACCCGACTACCAGCTGTCCCACGCATCTCCAAAGCCTTACCACCAGAGCGTAACATATCATCCCAAAGCCGTAGCTCATTATACCTTCTCAAACCATCCGCATTTAGATAGTTCTTCAAAATGCTATAAGCCTTCAGCTCCAATTTATTACGTCTTTGCTCCATTTCCTCAAAGCCTATCATCTCCTTCCGATTGTCCAAATACCCGGTACTCTTAACAATCCCATCCCCCAAAGTATCTGTATTCAAAAAGTCAATACATTCTGCATAAAGAAAATACGAAAACCCGTTATTAAAAGCTGAAATAATCAAATCACCATCTTCTTTGGAAGGGGACGGGTTGAGGATGTCATATCCACAAGCAAATCCATAAAAACCCCTTTCCGTAGCTTGTTGCACCAGCTTATCTATTATCAAAAACTTAGACCTTATAAAATCATCCTTATCCTCAATATTCAGATTACAAATCTGCTTAAACTCTTCAATTGTTACTCTTATCATCTTTGCATACCTCCTGTTCCATTTGCTCTAATATTTGCAGCTCTTTTCTAAGTCGTTCTTTTTCTGATCGCCAGTAGGCAATCATTTTACTCATAAACTTTCCACCTTTGATATAGTATCTTTTGAGCATCATTTTCTTCTCAAATTCTAAAATTATACTTTCTACATTTACTATAGCATATTCTAATATCTCTTTGCGTTCTTTGTGGTTCATCTTCGTGTCCTTTGTGTTTAATTCCTAATTCCGTAAAAGGTACTCCGCCAACTCCCGCACCTTACTCTTAAATA